GTTTGATCCGTCGCGCAATGCGTATTTTGTTGATTACACGCCGCCCGGTGGTAGTAACTCTGATGAGTCAACTCCGTTTGTTGTTCCGCCAGTTGCAGATACCACAGACACAGCGCCGCCCCTTGTAGTCACTCCACCCACTACGGGCTTGCCACCGGCCATGCCAGACCCCATGGACGTTCTTGTCCCATCTGCACGTCGTGATGTTACTGCTGTTTTGCCTCCGGTTATTGCTCCGCAGGGCAGTGTTGATTCGACGTTCCTTCCGCAGTCGTTCTTGGATTTGTTGGCAAGCTTTAATCGTCCGGCTCCGGTAGCCATGCAGGATGGTGGTGCAGTTTTGGACAAAGCTGCGGATGATTTTTTGGGGGCTTTGAGATCGGTGGCGTAGGGCCATGAATGAATCTTTTAACATTTCGACTGAGTTTCTTACTGACGCTGAGTTAGATCAGCTTAGTAGACATCTTGACAAGTACAAAGAGTTGCATGAGCGTGACGAGCTTCAGAGTGAGTTTCTGAGGTTTGTAAGGCATGTTTGGCCGAGTTTTATTGGTGGCAGTCATCACAAGATTTTTGCTGAGAAGTTAGAGCGTGTTGCCAAGGGTGAGTTAAAGAGGCTCATTGTCAACATGCCGCCTCGTCATACGAAGTCTGAATTTGCGAGTTATTTGTTTCCTGCGTGGGTTATGGGGCGTGATCCTCATACCAAGATTATTCAGGCGACGCACACTGCCGAGCTTGCAGTTGGCTTTGGTCGAAAGGTAAAGAACCTTCTCGACAGTGATATTTACCGTGATGTTTTTCCTAAGATTGAATTGGCTAGGGACGCTAAGGCTAGTGGTCGCTGGTCTACGAATGAAGGTGGTGAATACTACGCTGTTGGTGTAGGCGGTGCGCTGGCAGGTCGTGGTGCCAACCTTTGTATCATTGACGATCCTGTATCAGAGCAGGATGCGTTATCTCCCACCGCGTTGGATGGGATTTACGAATGGTACACATCAGGACCGAGACAGCGACTACAGCCGGGCGGAGCGATTATCATCGTAATGACGAGGTGGTCGATCAGGGATTTGACAGCAAAGGTATTGCAGAAGCAGGCCGAGGGGGGTGCGGATCAGTGGGAGGTTGTGGAGTTTCCGGCGATCTTCCCCGATACAGACAACGTGTTGTGGCCCGAATTTTGGAACAGGGAAGAGCTAGAAGGTGTTAGGGCAAGTATTCCTGTTAGTAAGTGGAATGCGCAATACCTCCAGAATCCCACAGCCGAAGAAGGCGCGATTATCAAGAGGGAGTGGTGGAATGTTTGGGAAGCTGATGATCCGCCGCCGTGTGATTATATCATACAGAGTTATGATACGGCGTTTACGAAGAGTGAGAGGGCTGACTACAGCGCGATTACGACGTGGGGTGTATTTTATCCTGACGAGGGTGAGGAGCCTGCGATTATTCTCTTGGATGCGGAAAAGGGGCGATGGGAGTTCCCAGAGCTAAAGGATGCGGCTTTAAGACTTTACAACGACTATGATCCTGACATGGTTCTCATTGAGCAAAAGGCGTCTGGTACGCCGCTTACACATGAGATGCGTCAGATGGGCATACCTGTAAGTGCATTTACCCCCGGCAGGGGCGCTGACAAGTTTTCTCGTATGAACGCTTGCTCACCTGTCTTTGAGAGTGGCATGGTGTGGTGTCCCGAGACCAGATGGTCCGAAGAGGTCATTGAGGAGTGTGCGGCGTTTCCTAACGGAGAACACGACGACTTGGCCGATAGCATGACACAGGCTATACTTCGTTTCAGGCAGGGTGGCTTTATACGCACTCGTGCTGATTATGAGGACGAGGACATTCACGCATACCGAAGGCGTAAGGAGTATTATTGAATGTCAAAGTATCTTTCTTCAAAGGCCAAGCAGTTGCGCAAGCGTCAGCTTGAGCGGTTAGGTTATGATGAAGACAGGATTGCTGATATCATCGACTATGAGTTTGAGCTTGGTCTTGGAAAGTACAAAGGAACACCTCTTCCCGGTAAACGGTATGAAAAAGGTGGTGTTGTAACAGCGAACAAGCTTGGCGGCTCGTTCAAAGGAGTTAGATGATGGCTGATAGAAAAAAGAAACCTTTCACAAAAAAGCCAAACGTAGGCAGACCCTTCGATAAGCAGGGGAAATTAGCGGATTTGGTTCGCACCCTCTCTGGTAAAAAGATGCCTTTTGACAAAAGTTTGAAAATGAAAGACGGCGGTGCTGTTCCTGCCGAGTTCAAAGGCTTCTCCAAGCTTCCTGAAGAAGTTCAGATGAAGATGAACCCGCAAGCTGCCAAGAAGTACAAGAATGGCGGAGCCGTAATGGCTGGTCGCGGCAATAGCTTTAAAGGAGTGAAGTGATGCGAGGTGGTGCCAAATCTATCTCTAACAGAGACAAGATGAAAATAGAAAAAATGTTTCGTCCCAAAAAGACAGGGGGCGAGAGCGGTAAGGTCATTTCTGACGCAGATGTTAAGAAGGTTGCGGCAATGCTTGAAAAGCCTAAGAAAGCTAAGACCGACAGACAAATTATGCAGTTTAAGGATGGCGGTGGGGTTTGTCGTGGTGGTCGTTCTGCCGAGCGTGGCACAAGCTTTCGTGGTGTGAGGTAAGCATATGATGTATAAGGGCAAAGAGGCTGGCTTATGGCTGTGTGTTTCTTGCCCTTTACGAACACCGCTGTGTGAACCACACCACATAGCGCCGAGGCCAGCCTCACCCACAGGAGAAAAACATGGCTGACAAAAGTATTTTAGGTGCCTTCGATGCTCCTCCTGCTAGTCAGGAGATGTTTGCAAAGTTACAGGATCGCACCAACGTGTTTGACGATCCTATGGGGAGCAAGACATTAGGTGCCATCAACCGAGCTATTGTTGGCGCTCCTATTGATGCTCTTGATGCTGCTGGACGTGCTGGCGAAACGGTTCTTCGTGGTGCTGCGAAGGGTGCGGAGGGGATTATGTCCGCTCTTGGCTCTGATGATACTATGGCAAAGCGGATGGGGCGTGACGTTTACGGTCTTGGCCTTGCTGCAAGCACTTTGGCTCCTGCCGCCCCTCGTGTCATGCCCTCTCGCTCTGTGAAGGGTGATGGTGCGCCCACACCTAGCGGGAACGCTTCTGCTGGTGCTTTAATGGCGGCAGATGATTTTGCAAAAGCAAAGGGAAGAGCAAAAAAAGAAGCTGCTTTAGAGAATTATGAGTATCGCGCTTTAGATGATGCTTTTGCAGATCAGGCAAAATATATGGATGATTTGGCAGAAAGCATGCCCACAAAGAACGTTCCCGCGCCTGAAGGGTTTCTAGACACGCTTCAGAATAACTATGCTGCTGAAAGATATAACGTTAACGCTGAAGGGCAGCCTATGTTTTATGGTCAGGGAATGTCTCGCTCTGAAGCATTTGCTAAGGCTTTGCGAGATACTGAGCGTCAAATGGATTTTGATCTCATGGGCGGAGAAGCAAGCATGATATCTCGCCTTGAAAGAGATTATGGATTTAGTGGTTTAGATAAATCTTTGAAAGCGTATGACGCAGCGCAAAGGGGTGACTGATGGCCGTTGAAAAAGGAATTGGCGCTGGCGGCGACGCTCCAATTACAGCGCAGGAAGAAGCTGAGATCGACGTTCTTATGTTGTCTGAAGAGCCTAGCATTAAAAAGATGGATGATGGGTCTGTTCTTGTTGGCGAGATCGAAGAAGAGATTGAAGTAGCTACAGTTCCTTTCGATGCGAATCTGGCTGAATATATTGATGATAGCGAGTTAATGCGTGTCTCCTCTGATCTTGTGGCAGACATTGAGGAGGATTTGTCGTCACGCAAAGAGTGGGAAGACACATACAAGCGTGGCATTGATTTGCTTGGCATGGAATATGATGAGCGCAGTGAGCCTTTTGCTGGCTCTACAGGTGTAGTTCATCCCCTCCTGTCTGAGTCTGTAACGCAGTTTCAGGCTCAAGCTTATCGTGAAATGCTGCCTTCTGGTGGGCCTGTTCGCACTCAGATTATGGGAATGGAAACCCCGGAGGTTATCGCTCAATCTGAGCGCGTGAAGAATTATATGAATTACATGCTTACTTACGAGATGGAGGAGTATGACCCTGAAACGGATCAGATGCTTTTTTATCTACCGATTGTAGGCTCTACTTTTAAGAAGGTTTATTTTGATCCGCTTCTCCAGCGAGGCGTGAGCAAGTTTGTTCACGCTGAAGATCTCATTGTTCCTTATGGGGCTACGGACCTTCTAACATCTCCACGCATTACTCATGTTATTCGCATGGATAGTAATGAAATACGTAAGATGCAGATTGCTGAGTTTTATCGTGACGTTGAATTGCCGAGTAGTGGTTCTAATTCAGGTGATTATTCAGATGTTCAAGAGGCGATTGATGATGCTCAAGGCGTACAATTGTCCGGTCCGTCATACGAGATGACGTTGTATGAGGTTCACACATCACTAGATCTTGATGGTTTCGAAGATATGGACGCTGATGGAGAGCCTAGCGGCCTCAAGATGCCGTATATCGTCACCATCCTTGAGTCTACTGGTGATATTCTGTCCATTCGCAGAAATTATAATCAGAATGATGCTTTAATGCGTCGTCAACAATATTTTGTTCACTATAAATTCTTACCCGGACTTGGTTTTTATGGCTTTGGCCTGACTCACATGATTGGAGGTCTGTCACAAGCCTCTACAAGCATCCTCAGGCAACTTATAGACGCCGGAACCCTATCTAACTTGCCTGCTGGCTTTAAGGCCCGTGGTGCGCGAATTAGAGACGAAGATGAGCCACTTCAACCGGGGGAGTTCCGTGATATTGATGCTGCTGGCATGGATATACGTCAATCCATCATGACGCTGCCATTTAAAGAGCCGTCATCTACTCTTTATCAGCTTATGGGTACTCTTGTTGACTCTGGACGCCGTTTTGCATCCATGGCTGACATGAAGATTAGTGAAATGGGTGGTGAAACACCTGTTGGAACTACTATGGCCATCATGGAACGCGGCACAAAGGTCATGAGTGCCATCCATAAACGTCTACCTT